CGGTTGCAACACCGAGACCAACAATGATAATATACATCAAACCTTCAAAGATAAACTCTGTGATTTGAAATCCCCAAAAAAGATTTGCACCCCATGTAACTAACATGGCAAGTACACATAAAAACGTAACAACTCTTTTTGATGAGACTGAGCCATCAATATCTGAAATCATTGACGCTAGACCCGATTTTAGTTGTTCAATCACTATTGTTCTCCAATTTTTGAATAAAATCCTGACGAAACTTTTCGAATTCTTCTTCTATCTTTTGTAAAAGTTCTTCTTTTGTTTTACCAGTGCTCCATTTTTCAGAATCTCCAAACGAATTTGCAAATTCTAATTTTGATAATTCTTCTGCAATCAAATTCTTGTCTTTTTCCGCTTCTGCCAACCATGCCAAGGCATTTTCTTTCATTTTTTCTCGTTCGTATTCATCCCATCTACCTTCTAACCTAATTTTATGTTCCATATCAATTACACAATCAAAACACATACCATGAATCATTTTCATTTTTTCATCCATGTTTTTTGGCATGGTACAGGTACAAGTTTCTTTTGGACAGTTTGGGAAAGAATTTAAATACTGGTGAAGTTCTTGTTGCCACTCTTTTCCGAGTTTTATAGAATATCCTTCTTTTTGTTCCCATTCATTTCCATCAGCATCCTTCCATCTATCTCCAACTTTTCTTGTTATTTTTTCTTCAACTTCACCATCATATCCAACCTGAATAGAAGTTTGCGAAGTATGTTGTCCTTTTAAAAGTTGTTTGACATCATCTACACTGTCAATTTTTACCATATACCACCATCGAATAAATGAAACTATTTACTATAATTATGTTTTGAATCTGAAATAATTCAGAAGTTGATTGATTGGAGCAAATACACCTGTTAATTTGTATGTTTTTCCATTAAATGTGAAGACAATACCTTCGAGTGGAGCTATGGCATTTATACCACCAGCACCTTCTATTCTTTTCAATTGTTTTTTCAAAACTTCTATGTCTTCTAATTTATTAGAGTTTGATAGAGTTTGAATTGCCCGTTCCACATCAGCTTTTATTTTGTTTGATGTTTTTGTTGGGTCTAGTGACATTACATTCTTTACATTCTTTAAAACCTCTGCACCAAATTCTAAAACAAGTAATTCAAAAGGAAGAACATTTAATTGCATCTGTTCACCAACTTTTGTTTTATCAACGTTTTTAGCCCAAGTTAAAAGGTTTTTATCGGGAATATTTGAACTATTCAATGCAAATGATTTATCACCAAAAGCCCATCGGTTTCTAAGACTTTCCAAAGTTTTTTTGTCAATATTTAAACCAGCTTCTTTTGTATTCGTCTTTATATATTTTTCCCACCAACGTTGGTGCCATACACCAATGGTATCGGTATCTAAACATTTCATCTTTTTCTGTAAGGTTTCAAGTTTTCCGATGAAGTAAGATAATCTTTGATTAAAGTTCTTTGTTTTATTCACAATTATAGTTTTTGGTTTTGTTATACTGAATGTCTCTTGTGAATTCGCATTCACCTGTTTTATCATTCCAGCTAAAATCCGTGCATATTCAGGATAATCTTCTATTTTTTCACCCGTATCATTATACAAAGAAACTCCATGAAAAACAATATAAGCACCATCATAATTTATTATGTTCTCACTTTTCGGGTACATAACTTCAAGATTCATCCAAGCTTTACCACCTTTAAAAATCTTCTCTTGTTGTTTTGGTGTTAAACTTTGAATCGCCTTTTCCAAATCAGAGAACGCAAATGTAAATGCCTCTTCAATAGAACCACGACCACTAAACTTTGTCTTAATAGACGAATAATCCATTCCACCATTTTTGATGTCTGATTTATTTCTAGCGGCATAAAGTTTACCCTCTCTAAAAGATACAAACAAATTTTGTCCATCTAATTTTTCGGTTGGATTTCCTTCTACTGTTATTTTGCCCGAAAGTCCAAGTCTGAACATTTGTTTCATATCACCAAATGTAAGACCGAAATCTTCAAACGGATGGGTCATGTGACCTGCCGCTCCACCTTCTTTTAAAAGTGGTCGGTCATCTTTAGCGACTTCTGCAAATACTTCATTCCAAAATTCTCTACGAACTATTGATAGTGGTTCCGACTTTGGTTCATCGGCTTCGGGAAGAAGATTTATACCAAACTTATCTGCCAATTTTACAATAACTGGAATCAATAACATTGTTCCTGGAATTGGTATAGCTGCAATAGAACTAAGTCCTAGTATCTTTGCGGTATCTTTCATTTGTTTTGCAAAAATACGTTTTTCTTGGTCTGAAATTTTACCACCTGTTTTTATATACTTACGGATAATAGGTAATAAGTCTTTTGTATCTCCGTATTCTTTTTGGAGAACATCGAGAAAAATACCAAACTGTTCTTGTGACATATTCAACATTACCCGCATCCAATCACCAAGTTCTTCTTTGATAGGACTACGATTTGTATTCATTCTACGAACAACCAAGTTAAAAATACCAGCGTCAAACCATCCCATTATTTGTTTAAATCTATACTTTAATTCTGATAGTTTAGCTTCTCTATCACCAAGTGCCTTACGAATATTTGTTCCTGACATTTCACCAAACGATGGTATGTTATATGAAACGTGTGGTGCATAAACATAATATGTATAAGGTTCTTCTAAATTTTTAGCTGGAATATATGTTGTTTTATTAAATGCCATTAGCCGTTTAAATCCACGAAGCCTTCCTTTATCTTTTTCACCAATCATGTAAACTATGGTTGTTTCTTTTGGATCAAGCCCGGTTACTTCAAAAAATTGAAGAGGACTATAAGGATTTGTTACTTTTATAATTTGACTTTCAGGTATTCCATGTTTTAACATTATTCGTTTTTTCTCTTCGAAATTAAACGGAGATTTTTGAGGCTCTGTTTTATCAGAAGTAACGATATATGTATTTTGGTCACCAAATTGTTTTGATAACCATTTAAATGATTCTTTATGATGAAGACCCATCGGTTGGAAACGACCAGGATATATGGCTACAAGATTACCTTTATCACTGTCTTCTTCGTTGAAGATTTGGAGTTTTAGCTCTTTGATTATTTGTTCTATAAGTCTATTCATATTTTTACGGTTTAGTTGGCCAAATTATGTTGAAAGGATCTTGTTGTGATGTAATATCTCTTAGTTCTTGACGATATGTTTGCCATTCTACCTTCTTTTGTTCTGAAATCGGTGAGTCAGATAACTGTGTCCAATCTGATTCTAATAGAAGTTCATTTCTTTGAACTCTTATGTTTTCCCACATTTGATTTGTTTCTTGTTCTAGTTCCTGTTGTGTTTTTTCTCGAACTTGTTCGTACTGAACTACTTCGATTCCTTCAATAACAAACGTCTGACCCGTCACAATACTGTTGTTTGTTTTATTTGGGTTTGGAACAAAACGAACAGGAAACCATCCATAAGAACGTAACCTTTCGTCGTCTAATAGATAAAAATTAGAAACATCTGCCCAATTTTGTGGGAGTGGTCTTGGATAACCTTTTACTTCACCGTTTTCAACTTGTATGTAATCCACTTGAAATACCTCATAAACAAAAAGAGACATATCCTATAAATATGTCTCTTCGTAGATTACCATCAATAATACGACCCATCATCTATAACATCCTTCTTTTTTCGTAGGGCAGCGATACCTTGTCCTTGCCAGTCTACATCAACAAGGTCATAGTATTTTAGGGTCATCTGGTAGTCGGGTCTGTTGAAGTCATGGATAAAAACAATTACATTTTCGTCTATAACTTCCCATATTGATTTTGCACAATATTTTCTTGCTCTACCATCAATCAGAGTGTTTGTGAACTTTAATCCCTTTTCTTTTGGATAATTGATATAGTCCTTGAATTGTTCGTATCGGCATGGAATTGGATTTGGTGAATGAGCTGCTATATGATGTAGTTCAATGTTTGATATACCATAAGCATCTATTACCTTACCCAACGAGTTTATCCAATCAATATCGTGCTCGATTGAGATTACTTTTGAAACAATACCTGACCAGTAAAGAGTTGAGTTACCACTTCCCCATTCAAGGAGAACATCATCGGGAGTTAGAAACTTCTCGATGAATTTATATTCCCACTCATTCATAAGTGGTCTGTATGACTCGAATTTATTAGAGGTTGTTATCATAGATGTCAAATACCTCCTTTACAACTTCATCAACTTCTGGAATGTAATCGTATAATGTCTTTCCTTCTGGAATTAGGTCAATTGTATCCGTGTGGAATTCTGTGTGACGAATTTCCAAGTCATCAAGAAGTAATCCTTTACGAAGTGCCTTTGTCTTGTAGTATTGAGTTCCGTTACGGAAAGGAAGAATATGATCTTCATGTTTACACGTTGGAATAGTGACAATCCAATTATCAAACGCACCAGCGATGTGAAGCGGTGAAGAGTCGTTGGTAAGAAGACAACGAGAAAGTGAAATAAGAGACATCAATTCACCTAATGTTGTTAGATCTCGAAGATCGATTCCGTCTTTTGGACATTGAATCGGAAGATAACCTTGATTTTCATCTATTGTTTTACCGATAAGAACTACTGTTAGTTTTTCGGAAAGTTTGTCTACAATCTTTTGCCACCAGTCTTGTGGAAGAGTTTTCGATGGCCACCATTTCCCTGCATGAACTACTATCGTGGGTTTATCTTTTTTCTTATTACTCAACATCTGTAAAACAGATAATGCGTCTTCTGCCTCTAATTTTAGTTTTATTGTTTTTTCTATATTCGGAATAGTTCTTTTTATCATTGACATAGATGCAAAATCAGTTGGGTGAAAAAGAACGTGGGACATTTTATGTTCTGACTTTTCATCTTCTGGACAAGTATACATTGTAAGCACAGCATCATTTATACCATTCCATTCTTCATAATTCATAACAGGGCATGAAAGATGTTCAAAAAGACGAGGAAAATGTGAAACTACAAAAATATTTGCATCTGAATATAACTTTTGAGTATATCGAATTGCTGGTTCGGAACAAAGTTGATCTCCCATTCCAGCCGTAACT